AATCAGAATGTTTATCTGAACCTGCAGGTTGACCTTTCTTTCTAGGTATTCTTGGTGCTTCTTCTAGTGATTGTAAATCATATAACCATGCTTTCTTAATAAGACCTTCAGTCTCATATGAAACATAATTTGAACCTCGTCTTACAATCATACCCATTGAACCATCCATATGTTCAATTATATCACCAACATTAAATATTTTTTCTTGATGATATTCTTCTCTTAAATCGTTATTTAAAAAGTTTGTAAAACTTTCTATACCTTCGTTTATACCCATGCCTTTTTTAACAGCTTTAAATAATTCTCTTGTATCTGAATCTGAAAGTCCAGTAACTCCTGTTTTAAAGTTTCTATAATCGTTGTTCTTTGCCATCTCTCTCATTTTAGAAGCTGACATTCCTGAAACGCCTTCGGCATCTGGATCCCTTTCGCCAGAAGAAACTACTGTAATTTTTTTGTATTCATAATCTCTACCATTGTACTTATCAGCAAGTGCTTGAAACTCTCGTAGTCTATCACTACCTGCGACCATAATTACTTCACCGTACATCTTATTAAAAAATTTAAGTATCTCCATAAATGTTCTTTGTGTTCCACCAGCTGCCTTGATGTTATTTTGTGGAAACATCTTTTTCATAAATTTAACTTTTGTATTTACATCTAGTGGATTACTTCGTTTGTCGGTTGAGGCACTAGCATAAACAATGTGATTAGCGTTGTTCTTTCTAGCTTGTGTAATCACCTCTTTCATCAGTTTAGCATGACCCGTAGTAGGAGGGTTAAACCTACCAAAAGCAAAAATCAATTTGGCGCCTTTATCTAATGCCTCTCCGACCACCCTAGCTTCGCTTTGGGCGTCATCAACACTTTTTAGTGAGTCTATCTCACTATCTGTTACCTTATCATCATCTAAAATCTTTTTACATTTTTTCAAGAATGTAAGATAATGATACTTCTCTAACATTTTATAAACTACATTTGCAGGTAATCTATTTTTGATACTGTAAGTTTTGATTTCATCTGGTGTCATATCTGTATCAAACGCTGCTCTTCTTTCAACATCAACTTTATCACCAATATCTGTTAGGTCTTGTATATCTTTTTCTATTTCATTTAGTTTATTACTAATTCTTTTTTCTAAATTTTTAATCTCGCCAGGTTTTAATTCTGTTAATTCATCATAGTCTATAATATCTCTTTTTAATTCGCCCTTTAACATATCTATTTTATCAACTTGTTTTTGAAAGTCTTTTAGATATAAGTTAGGATTAAAATCAAATTCTTCTGGTCGTTTTACAAATGATTGGCCTTTAATATCAAATACAGCATCTGCTTTTTTGTTTTGGTCATCATAAGTTTTTTCGTCTGTAATAAAATAATAGTTTATAGGATGTTTTGTACCTGGTATTAGTTTACCTTGTATATTGTCAGGATTCTTAGCAGATAAAAACTGTTTAGATAGTCTTAATCTTTCATCTTCTTGTTTATCTTCTGGTACATCAAACAATACATTGATATCTAAATCAGCGTCATTACGATATCTCTTTGTAAGTATAGAACCTATCAAACTATATTTTAATATAGGATATTCTGATTCAAACTCTTTGAATTGTTCTGTGATTAATCTTAGTACACTATCTTTAATTTTAGGATTATTTGTATCTTCATCATCAAATACAGCAGGAGCAAATGTGCGTCTAGGTATATCAATGATTGATTCTTTAAATAGTTTAAAGCTTTTCATTTTCTATATCCTTAATAATTTTATTTGCAATATCTTTTGGTTCAGGACCTTCTGCCTTTATCTTTAAGAATGTTTTATTAATATCATTTGAACTATCTTTTTCTAATTGTCTTAGAACTGGACCAGTTTCTTTTTCATACACACCTATTCTATTCTTAATAATCTCTGGTTTGTCATCTTTTCTACCACGAGCAGATAATCTTCTAATCACTTCTTTTTCTGATACATCTAGAAAGACAACATAATCATATTTGATATCTTGTTCTTTCATCTTGTTTAACTGTTCCATGTTTCTAGGAAAACCATCAAGTATATAACCTGTTTTTGTATCAGGTTTCTCTAGTCTATCTTGTAATGCCTTCATCACATATCTTAAAGGAACTAAATCACCAGAGTCCATTATCTTTGCAACTTCTGGATTTGTCTTTTGTAATTCTCTCATCATATCACCCATGTAGATATGAGGTATTTTAAAATGTTTATTTAAGAACTCTGAATAAGTTGATTTACCAGAACCAGGCCCACCAATCATTATGATACGAGTCATAGGCATATCAATCTCAATCGCTTCTAAAAATTGTTTTAGTGATTTCATTATCCTTTTACCCAATCTTTGGCCATGTTAAAGTTTGCCTGACTAAATTCTAATCTATCAACTAACTTAACAGCACGCCCTTTTTGTATTGCCACATATCCTTCTGGATTTGTAACTTTGTATCCATTCTTTGTTCTTAAAAATGAACCGATACTTTGTATCGTATTTAATTTTTTTAACAATACAGCCTTTGCAGATTGAAATGTTATGTAAGTTGCAATCGCAAAATATAAACCCTCTCTATTTGGTCTTAATATTTTCATTCCTGCTTCAAGTATTTCTTCATACTTTTGTTTTGACTTATCAGTTTTTTTACTTGCAATTTCTTTTTGTATTCTGTCTTTAAAATATACTTCAAAATTATTTGCTAACTTTGATGTATTTGTAATCGGTGTACCTTGTCTTATGTAAGTATTAAAAAATGTTTTAAGTTGAATACCAAGAGATAAAGGACCAGTATCTTTTTTTAATTTATCAATAAATGCACCTGCTTTATAAGCAGACCCTTCTGCCATTCTAATAATATTATCAAATGCTTTTTCTTCAGCAGAATTGAAACCAGGATCCTCTGATTGTTTATATGTAGCGTCATCAAAGAATACATTTTTATTCTTTTTTAAACTTCTAGTGCTAGCACCAAAAGTTGCTTTTATAGACTTCATTGTATTGCCTGAATATGATGTATGAAATATAATACCGAGTTGTGCTTTGTTAATATTGTTATATAAAGAACTGCCAAACAATCCTGTTTTAACAATAGGCACAGCATATGTAATAGTGTTAGGAGTAAATATGATTGACTTTTGACCTGCGACTGTAGCAGTTTTTTTATCGCCACTTGTAAACAGTAAATCGCCTTGTAAGATTCCTGATATACCTAGAGATGGTAAAAGCTTTAAACAAATCTTTAATTTGTCAGCTAGAGCACCGCCATGGTTTCTGCTAATATCAGCATTTGTATAGTTTATTTTTGGGGTAACATTAAAGATAGATTTAGTGCCAACAAAGAACTTTTTATTTTCTGGATTGATACCACAGAAAACCGCAGGTGCACCGTCCCATTTTACTGAAACTGTGGATCCGCCTGACCCTCCCTGTAACATCTGTTTGATAGACTTTAGAAATTCAATTGCTGTTTTAGCACCTTTACTTCCATTATTAATTATTTCGTCTTCCAAATGTTCAAGATGTGTATTCTTATCTTCTACAAGATAGTCTTGAAATTTCTGCATTACGCACTTTCTCCATTAGTATATATTATTACACATCTATTTATAAGAATTAAGCATTAGCCACAGGTTTCGGCGTCTAATAATTTCTTAAACTCTTTATTAAGACCCCCTTGAAACTGGGGGTCAGGATTAAATGACCCCTTATATCTAACTTCTAAATCTAATAAATTTATTGACTTTGTAGTTCCTTTAACTAACTTAAAAAATATCTTAGCAGCTTCAGATTTTTGCGTTGCTTCGGTATCTTGTATCACTCTATAAGGTCCTCTGTACTTTTCTTCGATTCTTTTTATTCCACATAAAGTTGTTTTTAGTGGTAAAATTTTTGCTGGAGATATATTGACATCGCCTGATGTTTTAACCTCTGCAATACCTGTAACTAAAGCAAAATCAAAGCCTTTTCCTTCTAAATCTTTTGCGTCAAGTTCTTTAAAAAGATATCGTTTTAGTATAATATTAATTAAATTTTCTGCTAATTTAGGACCTGCTGTATCAATAAGTTTTTCAAATGACTTCCATAATTTATTATTTTTCTTTTCAGATAATTTTTGATTTACAAAAAAACGCATACTTTTTGGGTCTCTAGTATTTGAATCAGAGTATCCATCATTTGATGTTGCATATCCTTTAGTATCAATATATGATTTACTAAACTGATTTTTATCCCTATTTTTTGCTTCAAACAGTTCTTTTTTATTTCCTCTTTTTAGAGAATCAAAATCTTTTATATCTTTTTTTAATATTATTTTTTTATCTACTGCTTCAATAACTAAATCAGCAAAGTAATTTATTCTAGTTTCAACTAGTTGTTTTTTTAATTTTGAAAATTCTTGTCCATCAAATGCACTCGCAAATGCTTTGTTTATAAGAGTAGGGTCTTGTGCTTTTACTGTTTGTTTTTTCTTTAGCGATACGCCGTAAAATAATCTTCTATTTTTTGTAACGATAATATCTGCTGAGTTATAATCTTGAAATCCAAAAGCACTTATTTGAAACTTCTTTACCTCATCAGGCCATTTATTACCCGTCATGTAAGTAATAATATTACCTTGAGTATTCATGTAGTTTCTTATTGCTAACGCAGCCGATATACCTACAGCCATGTCAGCAACAGATTTAGGATTATTTGAATCTACTAAACTTAGAAAACCAGTTCTTATTGAAGATGTAGCAAACTTTACATCTTTACCAACACCTTTTTTTAGTAATGATTGTAACTGTGCTACTGTTTTAACTTTTCTTAAAAAAGTCGAATTGTATTGTAGTGCTATTGCAGTTGTTATTTCAGAGGTTTCATATGCCATGCTATTATTTATATACTAGCAGAGCCGATTTGTCAAGCTTTAATTAGGAAATGCTTTGCCTTTAAATACTACTGATACATTGAACTTATCAGTCTCAACAGACCTTAAAGTATAAGGTATTCTTGAGTCAAAGACTATGACACGACCTTGTCTTGGCCAACATGATTTCACAATGTTTACGATTGGGTCGCCATTAATTCCATAAGGCGTATTAATTGCTATTGCTTTCATATCATCTGTAAAATTAGGTGTCCATAAATCTAGTGTACCACCATCTTCTGGTTGCAAGTTTGGTGTTAAGTTTACAATAACAGTATATGTGTTACCTACTTTAGCAGTAGGATTAACTTTATTAGTGCTTTCATTATATACATCAATATAAGAATCAACAAGGTCAATACCAGGGTTTACTTGTTCCCAAAGGTCTCTAACCCAATCTTCATCTAAGCCAACTTGATTCCATTCTTTCAATCTATGTTTACCTGTCTTAAATTTTTCTATAGCATTTTCATAATATCTTTTGATATCCTTTTCAGGTATTGTATCATCTGTATGTCTTATGACTTGATGATAGTCGCCACCTGTTAAAGCATCAGCACTTACTGTAAAAACTTTACCAGTTTTAGTATCTGTAATCTCAAACTCACTAGGTTGCTCTGGGTCACCTATTGATTCAATATCAAATTTATTTTCGATTACTTCGATACCTGATTCTTCTAGAGAAGTGTTATCGCCTTCGACCACACTTGTCATATCAACTACTTTTGTCATGTTTTGTCTCCTGTTCTTCTTCTTCAAATAGTATCATGGTAATTAAACTATAAATTGCCATGTCCATTAAGGTATCTTTAATACCTTCTTCTTTAAATTTAAATTCACCTTTCTTGATGAAATTACTTATACGAGCATACTTATCACCCATACGAACAACAGAACCTTTCCAAGCAGAAATACCCGATAATTCTGATAATCGAAAGTTAGCAAAGATATCTTCATTTGCACCATAATCATGCCTTTTTTTATCATGTAATTCTTTTATTACATCTAAAATTTCATAAAATCTTTTACTTTGTTTATTCATATCATCCATTATATTTTTCCTAGTGTTAGGCGACTCTCATGATTACTCTTTTGTTGGATTACCATAATCATCTTCTGTTTCAACTTTAGGTTCAGCTTTAGCTTTAGGTTCTTCAACCTCAGCAGAAGCTGGTACATTGTCTTGAATATACTTTGCGTGATGAGCAACGATAATTCTAGCATTTTGTATATCTGCATTTAGATTATTAACTTGCTTTTGGTAATTACTTACCTGTATGATAGCATTCCTCATTTCAGTACTGAATTTAGATTCATCATACCATTTATCATTTAGTTTTATAGCCATTTGTTTTCTCCTTTTGGTTACATTTTAAAATCTGAGAATTGTCCCAGTTTTTTAAATTTATCATTAGATGATGAGGTCTTTTGCCCACTATCAACTAAATCGGTTTGTGCGTTTTGTTCTACATCATAGAAACGCATTTTAGACCTATCGACACCAAGTATAAACTTTCTATTTACCGTTGGGTCGTTATATCTATTCTTTAATTGTTTGACCATTATCTGGTTCTTTTCTTCTAGTTCTTCACTACTAATTAAAGCAAACATAAAGTCTGCTGTTGCAGGAAGACCAAAACTTTCTGAGGTATCTTCTAGACCTACATCACTACTTACAAAACCAGCTCTTGTCGTTTGAGTAGCAGAGAAGATAGGAATATCATGTTCAACAGCAAGACCTCTTAATTCTTCAGCAATTGATTTAATCATTGTATAACTATTCACATTTGCACCAGACTTAAATCTAGATGAAGTACAGATATTTAAATAGTCAACAAATACGATATCAGGTTTAAAAGATTTCTTTAATGCTAATTCACTAAGCAAGTTTTTAAAATGACCTGTGTGAGCAGTAGCAGTAGGATATTCTTTAATAATTAATGTGCCTGTTGTTTTACTTTGCAATTTATTTATCTTTGTTTCATACATCTTATAAGGCAATTCTTCTAAATCACTCATGCCAACATTCAATAAGTTTGCGTCTATTCTTTCAGCAATACGTTCTTCAGCCATCTCTAAAGTTATATACAATACATTTTTACCTTGTAATAAAACAGATGAAGCAAGGTGGGTCATAAACATGGTCTTACCAACACCAGTGCCTGCAAGGCAGATATTCAAAGTCTTAGATGGAATACCACCTCTTGTAATCTTGTTAAAGAAATCTAAATCTAATTCAAGTCGTTCTTCTTTTCGATTGTAATAATCATATCGTTCTTTTGATTCAAGTAAGTAATCATGACCGACTTTCTGGTCAAAAGATACTGAAAGAGCATTTGATAATAACTCTGGAAGATACTCTAATGTATGGTTCTTATCTTTACCATCTATGATTTGTATGCCATTTAAAACTGCATTGTGAATAGAACGGTCTTTGCAAAACTTTTCTGTTGTCTCAACTAACCATTCTAGATTAACTGGTTCAGGATTTAAAGTAGATAATATATCAGTAACTTGTTTATACTCATCTTCATTAATAGATTTGTTACCATTAATTTCTATTGATAAGGATTCTTTTGTAGGAAGATTATTATACTTATTAACAAACTTATAGATTTCTGTAAACAATACTTTTTCTAATCTATCAGTAAAGTATTCCTCTTTAATAAAAGGTAAAACTTTTCTACAATATTGCTCATTGTGAATTAAGTTTCTAATCGCTGTTCTTTCAATTCTTTCCATTAACTTCCTTCTTTTAATTGTTCACCAAACCAAGTTCCAGACAATTGTTCGTCAAGTAACACAACTAGAATATCGCCAATATGATTTATAAACTCTTGACTATCTGTATCAGCCGTAATTTTGTTTTCAATAACAGTATAATCAAACACCATAGGCAAAGCACCATCTGATGTCTTTTCTTCTTCTGGTCTAAAACCTACATTACCATATTTAAGAACTATACTTGCATATGGTCCACTAATTAATTGAATTGCTGTAAAGTTTTCTCCTGGCTTTTCAACAAAGACATAATCTTCTCGGTGTTTAGGACTGGTCGTCTGGTGTGTCGGTGGTATCTTCGACTTCTTCA